GTCTGGCCTTCAAGCCGTATGTCTCAGGTGGAAACGTCTTTATCGACAGTACGAGCGCCGCGTCCTTTATCCCTCTCCGCTTTGACGATGGGGATAACTGCGTCTCTGGCGTGTTCAAGAGTCAGCCGGTCAAGGTTGATAAGAGTTACTTCGTCAAGCTCGAGTACCATGACTTCGCCAACGGCGTCTATACGATTCGTAACAAGGCCTTTACCTCTGACGAGAACGGTATCACAGGCAGCGAGGTCGAGCTCGGTCGCGTTCTCGAGTGGGCCGCCATTCCCGAAGAGGTTCAGATCAAAAATGTAGAAAAGCCGCTCTTCGGTTACTTCACGCCGCCTGTCAGCAACAACATTGATACCGCGTCCAGCTTGGGCGTCTCTATTTATGGCGGCGCGACCGAGGACCTGATTCGTGACGCCGATGAACAGTGGGCGCGCTTCCTCTATGAATTTGAGAGCGCCGAGCGTAAGATCATCGGCACGCCCGAGGCGATCTCTGGCTCGCTGCCTGGCAGTAAGGCAAATCCCTTGCTCGGCGATCGGCTCTTCATTCAAATGCCGTATGACTCGGACGACTTCTTCAAGGAGTTCTCCCCAGCGCTTCGGCACGCAGGCTACTACGAGGGCTTGCAGGCGATCTTGCGCCGCATTGAGTTCAATACCGGCCTTGCTTACGGCGATCTCTCCGACCCCGCGACTGTGGAAAAGACCGCGACCGAGGTCATGTCCGCGAAAATTCGCAAGTTCAACACAGTCAAAGCTCTTGAAGATCGCTTCAAGGCTGCGCTCGAAAACGCGGTCTACGGCGTTGACGTGTACGCCACTCTCTACGGCCTTGCGCCCCGCGGAGAGTATGAGCTCTATATCGACTTTGACGATAGTATTCTCACCGATAAGGACGCCTTGCGTGAACGTGACCGCCAGGACGTTCGCGACGGTCTTATGCAGAAGTGGGAGTACCGCGTCAAATGGTACAACGAGACCGAAGAAGTCGCGAAGAGCATGTGTCCCGTAGAGTCTACGGCGGACCCCTTTAATCTCGGCTGATGCTGACGCCTGAATACCTGGCGGCTACTCCGGACGCTCTTGTTGAGCTTTATGGGAAGATCGAGCAAGACATTCTTGCGAATATGGCCGAACGCATCGCGAAGTATGACTACTACATTCCCGCGGTCCAGCATCAACACCAGCGTCTTCGGGCGATGGGGATGCTTGAGACCGAAATCGAGCAGCAGCTTGCCGCTCTCACAGGAAAGACCCAGGCTGAGCTCAAAAAGCTCATGGCACAGGCCGTTGACGAGGCGCTTACCTCTGACGCAAAAATCTATGCGGCTGCAGGCATGGGTGACGTTGACCCTCTCGCAGTTGCCGGCGTTCGCGAGGCGCTGCAAAGCGGTCTTCGGCAAACAAGCGGAATCTTCCGCAACTTGACTCGCACGACCGCGAACACGGCGGCAAAGCAATTTGAAGACGCTCTTGATCGGGCCTGGCTGCAGGTCACGTCAGGGGCGTTTGACTATAATACCGCGATCAGAAATGCGGTTAAGGACCTCGCACGGACCGGCGTTCAGTCGATCACTTATCCTTCAAGCCATGTGGACACGATCGAAACGGCTGTTCGCCGCGCGGTCGTTACCGGCGTCAATCAGACCGCCGCAAAGTCACAGCTCGCGCTCATGGACGAGCTCGACATTGATCTTGTGGAAGTAACCGCGCACGCCGGCGCTCGCCCGAGTCATCAAGAGTGGCAGGGGCAAATCTATTGCCGCAAGGGCTCTCACCCGAAGTACAAAAACTTCGAGGAGGCTACGGGGTACGGCACCGGCGACGGCCTTTGCGGTTGGAACTGCAATCACAGCTTTTTCCCATACGTCGAGGGTGCGCCTCGGACCTACTCGAAAGCCCAGCTCAAGGACTACTCCGCAAAGAATATTACCTACAACGGCCAGCAGTTGACCGAGTACGAGGCTTTGCAGCAGCAGCGCTATATCGAGCGAGGTATTCGCCGATGGAAACGCGAAGAGGTCGCTATGAAAGCCGCAGGTCAACCTACCGACGAGGCTCGGGCTAAAGTCCGTGCCTGGCAGGCCAGACAGCGTGATTTTATCAAGCAGACCGGTCTCAAGCGCGACTCTTCTCGAGAGCAAATCGGATAGAACTCTCATAAACAAGCCCCAGGTGACCCGTATCGAGTTTTC